GTTTTTCGCTCTAGCTTTTGCGTTAACAGCTTCTTTCTGCCAATCTTTTTGCCTTTTATTCGCTTTTGCTTCTTCGTCTTCAATCTTTTTCTTTTCATTTCGCTTATCTCTCCATTGTTTCAATGATATGTTAGCAGCAATTAGAAGTAAAACTGCAAGAGGATCAAATACAAATATTAATACCAGTATAATAATTCTTACAGCAGAATCAAAGTTGTCTTTTGCATTTTCTCCATATATCAATTCAGCAACATATTTAAGAGGTCCTACATCTGCCTCTATCTTTAATTGTGCTATATCTATATCACTTTTTGCATTGGTCAATTTAGCAATCTCATCCATTGCATTTTTAATTTCTGTATTTAAAAAATCTCTTTCTTCTTTCTGCTTTTTTCTTTCTTTAAGACCTCTACTGACATATTCTTTTGCAATATAAACATCTAACGCTTTGTCTAATCTATTAAGAGTATTTTCTGCTCTCTCTATAATTAACTCTTGTTGATCTATTTGCTTATCTATTAATGCTATTTGTACTGCATTATTACCTGTTGGTCTAACTTGATCTAGGTGTGCCTTTGATAGGAAACCAAAGATACCCATTGATGTTATGAATACTAATACAATAATTGCTGTGAATAGATATGCCTTTAATGTTTTAGGTATATTATCATTCCAGTTATTATACAACCAACTGGCGGCAACTAGTTTACCTACTTCTAATGCCGAACCCATTGCAATAATAGGTGTGGCAGCACCAGCAAACAAAGTTGCTAGTCCTATAATAGAATACCCAGCGGCTATTAAAGATATACTTATCGCTGATATAAATGTTAATATTATTAAAAACATATGTCTATTTAGTTTCTAGTTTTTTGATTTTATTAATCATTCTTATGACTCTCTTGTCATAATCTTTTGTAGTTGAAAATGCGTCTAGCGTTTTGATTAATACAATTGAGTCTAATTGTTTATTATTATCTATCATTAATTGTCTTTTGACTCTAAATTCTTTATAAGCAGGATGTTCATTTAATAATCTCATATATTCTTTTACACTATCACACTTACTAGCAAATACTCTTACACCCCAACCTGGCCACTTATCTACGCCTACTGGTCTTAAATGTGGTACTGACTCTGTAAATGTTCTAATACCGAATAAGTTATTACCTTCTACTGCAAATCTACTTTTACCCCAACCAGACTCTAATGCAGCCTGACCTATAATCATCTCCCAAGGCACTCTCCTGTCTTTAGGTGTTGTGAAATTTATGTAGTCAATACATTTGTGCATTGCTCTTACAAATTGAATATCGTCATTGTAAGTAAATTCTGGTTCTCTTAAATCTAAATCTTTTATCTTCTCTAGGTAAAAGTGTTCTAGTTCAGCATTCACTTTTGCCTTTGACCATTTGTTAGGATTAAATGTACCCCAACTAAATGCCATAGCACAAACTAAACCAGATACAAAAAATATCTTCGTGTATAACCACGCCTTGTTCAATACATTGTCCCAATTAATTTTTTTTGGCATAATAATCGTATCCTGTCCATTCCACACCTTCGTGGTCTATAAATGTTTCTAATTTTGATTGATAAAATGTTAAGTCTGGTTCTAACTTTCTAACTTTTTTGAATATAACTGCTGCTTGTTTATTAGTATAGTTATCGTAAATATCTTTTGCCCATTGTCCTGTATAATATAATCTACTTGTCCCTGGTAAATTTGATGGTTTCATTAAACCTTCCAATTTTAATAATGCCTCACCTACTCTTGCCTTAATATAAGGGTCTAACTCTTTCACTTTCCTCGCCATAATATAATCTCTCTTGTTGTTTATAAATCTAAACCAATTTTATTTAACTTTGGTCTAAATGAATAAAATAATTTATTGTGATTACCAGTATCATTCTTATGTAGCATTTGATAAAGGTGAATCATTTCGTGTGCCAGTGTTTCCACAAACTCTTTTTTATTTCTATATGTAGGTAACATCTGTAAATGAAATTGACAAGTACCTTTGCCTTTCCATTCCCACAATATAACTTGACCATAACACTTTTGCCATTTTAAATCTTTTAATTGTATATCATTAAAAGGTAGCAACACATTTTTAAATATTGTTTTGTTAAGCATAGCAAAATATTTCTTAATATCTTTATAGGTAGTTTTATACTTCCTATTGCTCACAAGTTCACGCTTGAGCAATTTCTTAATCCTCATATTTTTTGTGTTTGGTTTTGCTTTTTTCATCTTTGATACTTTGAATAACTCCCATTGTTATACACGATAAAATTATTACTTGTAGTTCCATCGGTATTTCTAAAAATAACTCTATCATTGACAATCCTTGTCTTTGATCTTACTATCTTTAAGCAATAAACATTTGTGTTGTTTATCTAATTCTAATCTCAAATCTGTCATAACTCTATCCATAATTAAAGGCAAACTCGCCTCTATAATAGGTATGATCTCTAAAGCAAACTTATGTGCTAAGTTTTGTAGTTCGCCTTCTAATACTTTCATTTGGTCTATATCAGTTCCCTTAACGGTCTCTACGATAATATGACCTGTCGTGTTTGTAACTCTCTCGTTTGCATTTAAAACATTAAATATACTCCACGACCAGATATATACAAATGCTAAAAATACATATAATAATTGTTTTCTCATAATATATTTATATTAACAGACTTATAGTACAAAGTCAAGCGATAAAAAGTGTTGATTTTATTGAGTTTTTAGGGGTGTGCTATGAGAACAAAGCGTGAACACCCCTATAAATGCGTGATTTTACTTATTGATTCTAGTAAAATCGTCTGTCCAATTAAAGGTTTCTTTAACTAGATTTGCTGTTAAACCTTTGTAAACATTATTAAGGTTTTTATTTTTGATTGCCATTAGGACTTCAGCGTCTTGTTCGTGTAGTCCTTCTAACATCTGAATAAACATCGTTTCTTTTTTCAACTTGTTTATTGTATTATTACCACCTACGACAAAGTGATATAATTTTCTTGCTTCAGCAGCAAGACTTGTATGTTCTGTTCCAGCAGGTGCCTCGTTTTTAATATAAGGCGGATTTCCTTCTGGTAGATCAAACTTGATATTAGGATCAAAAGCAGCTTTTAATAACTGCCTCATTGCCTGATTATCAAATTGCTTTAATATAGCAATCTTTTGAGGTTTGTCTTTTGCGTTATTGATTTTTGTAAAAATCTCGTGTACGGTAGGAGCGCCAGAACCTTCGGTCCCCATACCTGCGTTTAATGTTTTTGTGTTTATAGCCATAATATCTCCAATTTAAAAGTCATTAATCTTATCTATCAATGTCTTCAGTTTTTTACCTATGAAGTAAGGTAACAGGAGCGACCTGTCTTTTACTTTATAGTTCTTATATGTATTTATAATGTTAGTTTCTATCGTTTTTGGTATTTGGGACAAGTCAATAAGTTTCTTGTTCCTATTGTAGTGTTTCTTTGTTTCTGATCCTAATGGTATGTTATCTATATTAGACCATTCTTCTAATTGTTTTGCTCTTATAGGTTTCTGTCTTTCACCTCTTACAAATATTTCATCATCACTTAATATATTAGGTACGCCGTCTGATCTATCACCTTTAATTATTTGTTCTTTTAAAAATTTAATAGGATCCTCTTGTTCACCTATGAAACCTTTTAGTAAAGGCGACCATTGATACACATTACCATAATGATGTAGTTGTATGAAGTCTTTATCACCTGACACTATCAGGTAAATAGTTTCTTCTTGTAGTTTTATAATTGAAGCAATAATATCATCTGCCTCACTATTCTCAACATACATTACTTTGTATGGAAAATTCTCTTGTACTTCTTTTTTAATTTCTGTAATTATATTAAAGATGTTATCCCAATCAAATGGACCATCTTGTCTAGCAGCTTTTCTACTATGTTTGTAATTAGGAAAAAACTCTCTACGCCAAGGGTCACCTGCGTCTGAACAAAGTACCATATCACCATACTCTTGTTTAAATTTGACATTGATACCTCTTAATGAGTTCAGTACCATAAACCTAATCATTTCTTTATTAGGTTTGACATCTGCTTTACCTCTTACCTGTGCCATTAAGTTTGATATTAAAACTTGATTGAGGTCTACTAATATCATTTTAAATATTTCTTTTTATACCACTTATAAAATGCTTTGTCTTTGAATAAATCTAATACACCTGCCGCTGAAACTTGATCGCTTCTGATACAATCAGCATAGTCTTGGTATTCAGACTTCTTAATTTTTGTCATAGATTTATTTTTCATTTAAATTCTTTAGTGATTCTTCTACACTTGTTAATGGTCTTTTTTTAGCATTCTCTTTTTTATAATAGTAATTTGCAATTGAATAAGCAATTGTAAATCCTACAACCGTTATAGTCATACCAATAAAAAACAATGCTACTCCGTGATTAAAATCCATTACAGATATTCACTCCAATGTTTTTCTTTATATAGTTTGCCTGTTGTATGTGCTTTTAATTGTTTATTTAAAACTTTAATTCTATGTTTGATACCGTCTATTGTGGTATACATCCAACCACAATCGTTTGGTTCAATTTGTTTTTTAAACCACTTGATTGTATTTTTAAGTGATTCAATTTCTGATTTTAATTTTGTCTTTGTTGCCATAAATTTCTCTTGTTGTGTATGGGCGCCTAAGCGCCCAATACTTATTTTAATTATGCTGAGTAACCAACTTGTTTGCCGAACACTTTGTTCATACCAGCAACTAAAATTGCTGTTGATGGTCTACCAACTCTATAAGATACACCAGTTTTCTTTGATCTATTTTCATAAATCATTAAACCTTGGTTTCTTAATTTACCAACCATTGCAGCTGGTGATTTAAGGTCGTAAACGGTTCTTAATTGTTTCCAAGTAACCGTAGCACCT